TGCACGATGCGACGCAACACGAGATGTATGTCGCACATGTTCTGCCCACCCATCGCCCAACCGTTGAAGTGTGTCTGTGGATACAGCGTGGGATCATTGAAGTCCTTCATCTGATTGTACCAATCATCCGCTTCAGTATGATTCTCACCCTGTAGCACGTTTAGAAACTTGCACTTGCCTGTGCGATGTTTCATCCAGTATTCGTTATTGATACGAGTACCTTTTACAGCTTCCGCGTAAGTACTAATCCCAGTAGCCCGAGCACCAGCAGGGCTACGAGCAACCCAAGCGGGAATATCAAGAACCATACCATAATCCATATAAGCATCCATCCACTTAAGAACACCATCACGCTTAGAGTGCGCCCGAGGACAGTTAGGATCTCGCCAATCGCCTTCCCATACTCCCTTACCAATTTGGAATCCACCTGAATCTCCTAATACAAAGCTATTTGGGTCTCTGAGACGAACCATTTCTTCCTTCTCTTCAGGCCTTACATCGAGAATAGCATGACCTGCAGAGTATAGGCACCAAGGATAATAAAAGTAGCTGTTAACAGGATCAAGAAAATCTAATCCCTTAATACCATTCTGCATTGCAGGCGGAATACGATTTGCTTGAATTTTCTTACCATACTTACAGATTTGAAAACTGTAAAAGCTACTAAGTGCCGGCAAGAACACTGCTTGATCTGACTTGCGGCGTAATGCCATATTATCCTGGGTTATCATTGATGATCCTTACTTACGCTGTGCTGGTAGAATGTATTGGTACTTAATAAGTCCTGAATCTACTGTAATATCAGCAGCGCCTTCGTCACTGATTCGCATGACCTTATCTCCATAGAGATTTAAGATGCTTAGTACTCTGAGGATTGGCCAATTCCATTCCTTAGCAAGCTTACCTGTAATCCCACTTTGAAATACGAAGTTACCAGCATGGCTACTATGGTCTCCAAAGTAAAACTTCAACTCTGAACCTTCAGTCTTTGCAATAAACATCGTCTCTTCGCTGTTGGCGCCTGCTTGAAACTTAAAACGCTGATATGCTGCTGTTGTCGGAGTGAATTCAACTTCCCAGCTGACATCCTTAAACTTCTTAGATTCTAGCTTACTGTTAATAAGCTCAGTGCTCATGAAACGATAATCGTTCTTGAAGTCGCCTGCGGCATTCTCAAAATGCAATCCTGTTGGTACTGCTACACCATTCTTGTCTTGCGTTGTTACTTCAATCTTTGCCTTTTCCTTATACTCAGGAATGTTCAAGATCGTATTCAACTTAACCAAGTTAGGCATACCGAATGTACCAACAAAGTTAGGGTTAGGTGTCTTAAATTCAGCCTTAATAATTACGCTAACATCATCAGATCTAGCATCAATTGTAGTTGACTTATCATCACCAACAATCTTAATAAGATCGATGCATCCAAGTGCTTGTGTATGTTCGACGATGTCTAATAGATAATCTCTCATTGAGTCTTCCTTTTTGAATATATTTAGATTATACACTAATTTTTATGACTTATCAATAATTGCTGCAATACTACCTGTTAATTTAAATTGATTCAATTCGCCTGGTTTTTTTACAAGCATAGTTGAACAAAAACCATAATCGATAGTTTTTTTAACAAATTCATATCCCATTTCTACTAGCTTTTGTTCTAATAGATTGTAATTTATTACAGGCATCTGTTTATCTTCAAATAATCTAACCCCATCTACAGTATCATATGGGATAAAATTAAATATGAATTGCCCGCCGGGTCTAAGTTTTCGAAGAACTTCAACTGCCCAATTAATGATAAAATCGATATCTTTTACTATGAAATAATTATAGCAAAATATTAAACCAAATTGATCATTGGGCATATTTGTTAATTCAAAGTCTTTAATCTCATATTTGAATAATCGGTTAGCATTAAAAAAATCATTGAACAGTTTACCCACTTCATCGAGATTCTCCATATAATAATCGGCAATATATAAAGGTTCTCCTGCAACGGCATTAACTGTGAATTTACCATTCCCAGGAAATAATTCCAATACTGGAAATTCAAAGCTTATCAAACTCATGAATCTACTAGATAACGACTGTATTTCTTTCTCGGACATATATACCTGTTGGTAGAAATTTCTATAAGATTTAGCAGACATATTAACAGGATTCATTGATTTACTATAGTAATAACTAATCTGCTGTTGTTCTGCTTGTTTGACTGATATTAATCGATCTAACTCAGCAGAAAATTCATCAAACTTTGAAAAATCAATTGAATTTAGATCTGATCTAATTAGATCTACATTCTTTCGAATTTGGCCGATGATATTGAGTAATTCATCAGCTTTCAAGAAAACAAACTTTCATATGTTGATCCAATATTAGTTGATGAAGCAAGATTCCAATCAAGTACACCTAGTAAGTTATCTACCTTTTGTGTAATAATTGTTTCCTCCATCAATCCATTATCAAATGGCATATCTTTAAACCAATGTGGCAAACGCTGTTCATCTGTTGGATAAGCAATACTTGTCATTCCAAGTGGATTAGGTTTTAGCTTACATACAATAGCTTTCATACCATCAGTAATCTTCATACTACGATTGTCACTATGCATACGAAGCATATTATTCCAATTGATAGCTGCTCTAACATGCCCTGGCATATTAGTTTTGCCATTCTTAACTTCGAGATCTCCATAATGTGTTAGTTTATTAACACGTTTTGGCGTACCTTTCTCCCATGCTGGTCTTGCACGAAATATCTCTTTAAAGTCTTTGATCTTACCCACAACTGCATCTCTGCCGCCCCCTTCTAGTACTGTATTTAGAATATCGCTTAGAAACTCTTGTACAACTTTTGGAGTATCTGATCGTTTAAGATCAAGCCCCATAGCTTTTACTTTGCCACTCTTGCCTTCACGGTCAAGTCGCTTGCCTTCGAGATCAATGATCAATGCAGCATAACGCTTCTTAGTAATAAACAAGCTCTTACTGGCAACTAGTTCTCTGCCGCCTTTAATGATCTTTCCATTTTCTTCTGGAACATGAAAAGCTTTTTCCATAAATCCTGGAAAACTAATGTTAACCTGATCAGCAATCTTATCATATAACTGGATACAGATATCACTGTTCCATTCCATACGACCTGCTGCAACATCGTCTTTGATCACTGGCCATGCACTAAAATAAACAGAGTCAGTATCACCGTAAATTACTGTCTTGCCTACATAATCGTAATCGCCAGTTAAACATTCGTTCACCGTGGCATCCATATGACGTGCAATAACACGACCACTCAATGTAGTACTTTGTCCGATACGTCCGTCGAAAAATCTACAACCAGGATTCAAAATAGCTCCATACAAGCTATTTAGATTAATTTTCTTTACCAGCTGGCGTTTGTCCCAAAAGGCAGCTTCTTTGGCATCTTTAGCTTCTTTCTTTTTGGCTTGTAGCTCCTGCCTCTCTTTGTACCACTGCTCCAATAATCCTGGAACCACCCCTTGTCGATCCAAAGTAAACAATGTCCCGTTGGCGCTAAGACTCCATGTCTGGTTGGAGTCAAAGACCATCCTGTATATTTCTGCTGCCGAATACGTTTCACTGTTGCCATCCTCCCAGTCAATGGTGATCTCAGTGCCAATCTCTTGATTCATAACTGCGGTATATTCAATCGTGCCAAACATACCTTCCCATGCATCAGCAAATTTTCCACCATTAGTAGACATTTTGCTTTGAATATATTGATCAGTCATTATAGGACGCAATTGCCCAATAATAGTTTCAACACTCATATTCAATGCACGAATCGCAGAAGGATACAGCGAATTAATATCGATTGCGCCAATCCATTCGTGAATACCCTTCTTAGGATATGCAACATACGCACCTGCCGCTTGATTGTTATCACTATATGCTTTACGAGTAGGAACAACCATTCCTCGAGCATGAGCAGCATTAATGATAGCTTGTTCAGTAACTGCAACCGCACCCATAGTAGTTTGTAGCAACACAGTATTAGCATGAGCAAGTTCATTTGCAAGATCAATGAATCGCAACTTCTTATCTAGCTTGTCCAACAGTGCAGTATCCTGCCTGTTATACTCTAGAAACTTTTTGAAGTCATCATTGTAAAGTTGATCAAGTGATCCTTCATAAGGAATCTTACGATCATTAAGTTCATACTCGCCAATTGCATCAAGTGCATAACTATGACGCTCCTCGTAGGTATACTTACGATAAAGATTCATATAATCTAGATGTACCCTGCCGACGATATCAAAAGTCTGTCGTTCAAGACCAAACTTCTCATATGTTCGATCTTTTGGCATCTGATTCCACAAACAATATCGTCGTGTATCATCCTTGCTGAGTACTCTCGCAGTGCGATTAATCATATAGGGAATATCAAAGCCCTCACTGTTCCAGCCACTGAGGATATCTGCATCTTCGATTAGATCTAGGAATGTCAGTAATAGTTCAGACTCTTCTTCAAATAAGAAACAGTTGGGAATACTGTCACATATAGCCTGTGCTTCTTCTGCTGACAGTGTCGGCGGACGCATACACAGTGTAATCAACTGTTCTTGCCAGTTGAGATAAACGGTTACTGCTGTAACTTTGGTAAAAGGATCTTCTGGACTGCTGTATCCACGGACCTTATCAAAATCCGTCTCAATATCGAAAAATGCCACATTAAGTTCTGGGGCATCTTGACCAAGATAATTATCAGCTAGACAACGAAAGATTGGATTGATATCGCTTTCAAATAATTGTTTACCCTTAAACGCAGCCATTTCTTTACGAAAATCTTTGCTGCTACGGGTACTCACACGCTGACAAGGTTCGCCCCACAGTGTACGAAATTTGCCGTTGTCACTGGGATAATAAAATACATAACTTGCGGGATAATCATGGTAAACTCTCTTACCATCCTTACGTTCCACAACGTGGATACGTTCTTTTTCTCGGTCTAATATTGCATCGACATAAGCCATTAATTTTCAATTCCTGTATAAATATCTATGTATGCTAACGCTATTTATAGAGAGTAATTTATGAAAAAATTGACAACAGAATCGTTTATAGAAACAGCACATCAAATTCATAATTATGCATATAATTACTCTACTGTAGAGTATAAAAACATGAGGACTAAGATTGAAATAACATGCCCTGTACATGGAATTTTCTGTCAAAAACCAAAAGATCATATTCATCAAAAGCAAGGTTGTCCTAAATGCTCTCATAATTATCCTTATAGCATAGCAGACATTAGACAAAAAAGCAAAGATTTATTTGGTAGTAAATTTTTTATCGAAACATTTGAAAGCACAAAAAAACCAATGGATATTTTTTGTTGTGATCACGGTAGATTTACATTAAAAATTGCTGAAGTTCATTTTAGAAAAAATTCAAAAGGTGGATGCCCTGGATGCTGTTTGGAACAAAGATTAGAAAATCTAAAACCTGGAAACATTAGCAAGGTTGAAAAAGAATGGCTCGATAATTTAAATGTGCCTTTAAGACAATATAAATTATTAATTAATAACGAAACATTTTTAGCGGATGGGTTTGATCCGAATACTAATACAGTATATGAATGTTACGGTTCTTTTTGGCACGGTAATCCAAAAATTTACCTACCTACAAAAATAAATTCCAAGGTAGGTAAAACTTTTGGATATCTTTATGATAAAACTCTTAGAAGAGAAGAAATTATAAAAACACAATATAATTTAATAACAAAGTGGATATAATTATTCGTCTTCTTGACGAAGATTATCTGTGCTGTTTAGGATGCTTTCAATAATATCGAGATCATCACGAACACGGTCAAAGTCACGCTTCTGTGCCATCTTAATTGCTCGCTTAAGCAAACTTGGCTTAATTTCCATCTCTTCAGCAATGTGCTTAATGGTATCGTTTAGTCCTTCTGTAAGAACTTCAACTTCTGTCATTACAGTAGATGATTCACTAATAAGCTGCTTAAGCTTGGCCTTCTCTTCTGGATTAAAATTACGAGTTGTCATGTTGTTCCTCTTTTGATAATGCTTCTAAAGTCTTGTATTGATTATACGCTTCTATAAGTGCAGAGTCATTAA